GCTACCTGATCTAAGTTGATAATCTAGCTTAGTAGCATACTGTTCTGAACCTGTACCAAGTGTGGACTTAAACGCTTCTACAAATGCTTTAGTAGCTAACTTAGGATGTGCTATGGATAGTAATAATCCCTGTCTAAAAACATATGACATATCAGCAGTCGCCATAAATGCACGTGGTAAAGCAAGATACTCTGCGGTCTTTTGCCACCATTCTTTTGGCTTGAGAGAGTGAACTAAACGACGAATTTCCTTCTCGTTTACGTGCTTAGCTATTAGCAAATTCTCTAGCTCTGGGTTTAGAATCTCACGCTTCTCAGGAGGTTGCATCATATCTTCAAAGTCAAATGTAGCAAGTCTACGCTCTTGATCGGCAATCTTAGCTTTTAGTCGCTCAACCTGCATAGCCTCACGTTTAACCTGCTGTTGATGTTTATACCACTCTTCGTTACGAATTTGAGCACGTAAATCATCTATAACCTCCAGGTAGCCCATAGGGTCTTTTACAACTCTCTCAGCCTTTTCGGGTACAATACCGGTACGTAATATGTCTTGTAGCTCAGCTATGCGGTCTTGCTGTTTCTTGAGCGTGTTAAGCTCCTTAATCTTCAAAGACTGCTGTGTAGGCTCGTTTACTCTACGATTGTATAGAGTACGCTGCCAGTTCATTACCTCGTCGGTTAACTCTTTGATACGCATATCAAGCAGTTCTTCTTTACGTTTCTGAGCTTCTGCTTTCTTGCGTGGTGCTTCCTTTTCTTTGATAAGCTTTTTTAACTCAAAGATTCTACCACGGAATGCGTCTAACTGCTCAGAGGTGTTACCACGTTGTGTTCCCGGTATCTTAGGGGGCTCTCCATACTTTAGAATAGTTTCGAGTAATAGTATTCTATCTTGAGCACGTAACTCTTTTTGTTTTACTAACAAGTCATCTAAGGCCTGACGTAGCTCTTGGCTTTTCTCTTCTGGTACTTTTTTAACCTCACGAAATCGACCATCGATCATACGGTCAATCTCTTCTATGCGAGTAACAATCTTCTCAAGCTGAATATTTTCACGCTCGTTCTTAATAACAGCTTCTTTTAGCTTAGCAAGTTTCTCACGCAAAACTGATATTTCAGCAGGAGTAGGCTCTTGTTCACGCTTGGGATCAAAGATGTTATCCAATGCGTTATCGATCTGAACCTCTAAATCAGCCTGTAGCTTCAGTCTTTCAAATCGTTTCTGCTCGTCACTCTTATTAGTAGTTTGACGTTGTATTCTACCAGAGATAGAGCCGTACACATCCTGTATGGTAACAGATGGTTGTAGGTTCATTACCTCTTCTACAATCTTATCTAGATTGGTTTCTCCCTCAAAGGCTCGTATCTTAGCGTACTGATAGATAGCGTCAGCAACGTCTAGCGTAATACTTGGCTTCTGCTGTCTACCACTAGACTGTCCACCAGAACGATTAGTTTTCTTGTTAGGGTCTTTTAGGAACTCAATAATATCATTTTTCTTAGTTACTACCTTCTTAGCTTTAGCAGTTCCTCTTTGACCAACGTGACGAACATGAACCTTCTTAGCATCCGCTTTAGAGTCACGCTCACGATCTTGACCACTAATACGCTCAAGCTCTTCAATCTGTTTAGCTAAGCGTTCATTCTCTTTAGCAAGCTCAGTTCCTTTAGATATTTCTTCAGCAGTCAACTCATCTTTTTTAGACCGAATCATACGCTGAGTTACTCCAGCTACATTGTAAGCCTTGTCTAGTATCATTCTTCTAGCTGATAAAGCACGGCCAGTCTCGCTACCACCAACAGCATCTGCACGTAGAATGTTATTAAGCTCACCCAATAGTATTTCTCTTTCTAAGTTTAACGACTCAGAAGCATCTGAATCAATAGATGAATATAATGATGAATCTATCTCATCCAGTCTGTTTTGAATTTGTGCAGCCCTTAGAACAAAAGTAGCGTGTTCAGTATCTGTAAGAGGTCTAGGTTGAGCACCAATCTGAAGTGCTAGATGGTTAGCCGTGTTAACATTCATTCCACGCTTAGCATTAGCTAGAGATGATGCAAACGATATAGCTTGCTCTGGCTCTAACTGACCAAACTGATACACCTTCATAATACGTTTTATTTCTTCTAGAGTAAGTGTATAGATGCCTTCTTGTCTTTCCTGTGAATCGATAGTTTCGTTATCAACATACTCGTTAAAATCATCTTGTGTAAATGTTTCCTGTTCATCTGCCTGTGTTGATTCACCGAACAAAAAGTCAAAGTCGTCATCTGATATTTGTCTTCGACCTTTGGGTTTTTCTGCTGCTTCTGTATTCAAGGCTAACATAGGCTCAATAAACTTCTGTGTAACAATACCATTTACTCCATTGCCTAATACAACACGTGCAACTTGTGGGTCAGCAGGTACTTTGAATGTATCAGGTAAATCCATAATTCTAGCCATCATGCGACTAGTAGCACGTTTTACAACAAAGCCATGTGTGCTGTAGGCGTACTGTACACTCTCAACAGATACACCTAAACGATTAGCAGCTTCCTTCATACCCAAATCATTTACTAGCTGTTTAACAGGCATAAGAACACGTGTAATAGCTTTTGATCCAACCATAGAACCATCTTTACGTGTAGCAGCCACACCATTCTTTTTCTGTAAATTAGAAGTTAAAGCAGGTGCAGGATTGCCAGCGTTTGTATGAGAACCTTTTTGAGTTCCAGCAGCCATAATAGGTAGCTCAGGATCAAGTCTTCCTGTTTCTATACCATAGAATATGTTGTTTAGTTCTGAGCCGTTAGACTTCATATACTGCACATCTTCTGGTGCATTCTTAATTAGCTCTTTTGTAACCTTGTACCAGTCACCAATAGTGCCGGTTTCTTTCGGCATTTCAGGTAGTGTACCCTCACGTGTAGCTTGTAGAATCATACGCAGTCTATTAGAGCTACCGCCATAGTCTCTAGCGTTTACTATATTAATACGAAACTCATATCCCTGCTTGTTTAACTCTTGCTTGATAACAGCAAACTCTTTTGATTTAGAGTAGTCTGGAGCGTTCTCAATGGTTAATGTTTCTGGTTTAGCAATACGAATAATATCAGCTATCTTACGAGCTATAGCCATCTCTAACTTGCCTGGTTGTTTATTAGGATTACCCGGTGAGTATTGTGTACATGACGGTGATGTATGATAGTGTTTAACGCCTTCTAAGTCTTTAGGGTCTACATCTAATATATTAGTAGGCTCGAAATCAGTTCCGTTAGCTACATTAGATACCTTTACAATCTCTGGGTCAAACTCAACCGCACCAGCATCTTCAAACTCCATTCCTAATGCAGCCTCAACGGTACGAACACCACTAAAAGAAGAGGCCATACTAGGTATAGCTTTTTGGAATCTACCTTGTCTAGCATCGAAGTCAGCAAAGTCTTCGCCCAACACTCGCTCTATTTTTTTCAGAGCCTTTTGTTTGTCTTTCTCTGAAGCATTTGGATCAATAAGTAAAAACTCATTGCTATCAGGGCTTGCTTTCTTAGCGTCTTTAACTAGTACAAGTCCACCAATCTGTATAACTTCACTACCGCTTACTACTGGTTCTAGTGTTTCTCTATCGTAAAAGTATGAGAACAATAATGGGTTCATACCAACTTGCGTCCATGCAGGGTCGTTTAATAATGCTTTTGCATCAGCGTGGTTTTGCTCATCACTAACATCAACATACTCACCTCTAATGGTAGCTAGTGTAGTTTTATTAATGTCACCAGTACCAATTAGCATTGTATCTAATGGAGGAGAAAAGAATGTAACATTTTTAAATCTTACCGAACCTCTGTAGTTAATAGGCTCATTAGTTCTTTTTGCTTTTGGATTCTTTCTAGGCAAATGAATACTAACAACAGGCACACCATGCTTTGTCATAGCAGGAATATCTTGTCTCGACTCAAATATTTTGCCTTCTTTTATTTCTTGCTTAGAATTACCACGACCTACAAACTTAGCTTGATTAACAGTTACTGACTCAGTTATTGCAGTCTCACTCGGCATAAGAGGTACTGATACGTATTTCCACGGCTCACGCTTAGCACGTATTTTGTTAATGTATTGTTTAAAAGTAATCTGACCTGTAATAAGGTCTTTAATATCGTCAGCTAGTTTTCTTTCAAGAATATCTTTACTTGGTTTAGTAAACTCATTCTTTTCTGATGTAACTTTTTGCCGTCTACCGGGCTTTTTAACATCGGAGTCTAGGCCGGTTGTGTCAACAGTAACAACACCCATACCAGACTGCTCACTAATAATTTTTCTCTTAGTAGAGCCGTAAACCCTTGCTAATTCGTCAGTTACAGCTTTTGTTTCTTCTGGTGTTAACTTAGAGCCTTTCTTCTTCTCAGCTTCAATTAGAGCATTCTTATATCTATCCGATAGCTCTTTAGTAGGTGCTTCAAACTTACCACCTTTGTATGGGTCTAGAATAACAGAAGTCCAATGTGCTCTATCTTGCAGAATGTGTAAATGAGCTTTAGCACCTGTGTTAGCTCTCATACTAACTGGATAAGATTCATGTTCTTTTGCTTCAACATTCGACAACTCATCAATAGAGGCTACATTAATCTCAATAGCTGCATATACTTGCCCATCGTAATCTCTTCCACCTTCGTTTTTAAGAATAGGATCAGTAAGCATAGATGCAAAAGCATAATACAATCTATCTTTAAATCTGGTTGCTTCGGTTTTACCTTTTACTAAATACTCATAATCATCTGTTGGTAACCTGTTTATAAAAGCCTCAAGCTGTTTGCGTAGTTTAGGATTAGCAACTGCAACATCAGCTAAGCCACCTGTCATTCTTATGAGCTTCTTAATAAATGCTTTTCGTTTATCAAAGGTTGATTCACCATTAGCAGTTCTAATAGATGATATTGATGTGTCAGTTGCACCAATAAGACTAGTTGCCTTACCTACTACTGCATCATAATCAGCTTGTGTAAAATCAAAATTAGGATTGTCAATAAGGCTGTTAAGAATCTCAGGTATTGCGTTAGCCATTGTAATGCTTGAAAACAAACGATCATTACTTCCTGTCTTAAGAAGTATAGTTAGCTTGCCATCCTCAATAGCTTTGCCAGCGGCATTCTTCATAGCAGTCATAGCACCTTCAGTACCAGCCCATATCGAACCATCGTCATGAAACTTAATTACAAACCCTACGCCACCAGAACCCTCAACTAAAATCTGATCTTCGTCGCCATCTTTACCTAAGTATATATTTCCTGTGAAGGCATTGTCTGGCGTTAGAACTAACACTTTGCGACCATTGTAGTCACTTATAGACTTTTCGTTTACAGTAACGTAACCCTGCTCTTCCAAGTCAAAGAACTGAGCTTCGTCTTGTATGTACTCAAACAGCAGATTGGCTTCTTCATCAATATATCTAGGTTGAAATCTACCGTTCTTATTCTCGGCATTATCGTAGTCATAAGCCGCACGTGTCTCTGGGCCTACAAACTCTGACTCACGCTCAAATACATCAAGCAAACTTAAATCGTCTTGAGTAATAAACTCACCTCTAGATATCTTCCCGGCAAGTGTGTTCATCATATAAACAGCTTTGTTGTCGTTGTCTACACGAATACCAAACGGCTCAAACACTCTATCTAAGAAACGTTGCACAACAGTCTTCTTTTTGGGTTTTAGATATCCGTAACCTGACGCCATAATACCCATTAGTTCAGCTAGTGCCTCTTCTGATTGATACTGTGCCTCAGTTCCTTGATAATGATCTTTAAAGGCATCAATTCTTTTTTGTAGTGATCTAGGCGCTACTTGGCGAATAGAGTTTAAAATCTGATTAGATGCGTATTGAACATTCTTATCATTACCAATAGTAACGTGAAAGATAGCGTGAAATACTTCGTGTGGTACTGTTGTAGCTGAAGCAAGCTCACGATTGACATGAATAGTTTTTGTTTCAATATCATAGAACCCACGCCCATCACCACCAGTGGCTTGATTAAAGTCTGCTGAGGTTTCATGCGTTACAAACTTAACGATAGGCATAATTTTTTGCAGTGCTATTCTAGCGTTTAAAATCTGTCTATCTAATATAGATACGGCATCCTTCTCTTGCTGTTGATTAGACTCATACTTAGATCGAATCTTTTGTATGATCTCAGCTTTTTTATCTTCGTATGATACTCCCTCTTTCTGAGCGAGTTCGTTTATTCTGCCGTCAAGTTGACCGCTCTCGATAGCATTAACACGCTCCTGGTCTTCTGCGGATAACTCAATATCTGGTTCTGCGACAGGTGTTGGTTCAGCTGCAGGTGCTAGTTCGGCTAAATCTTCTCTAACGTATTGAGCGTTTTCTTTATTCTTTTTAATAAGTCTTTGTGGGCTATCACTTTTAAATATATCTGATTCAGGACTTACAGAACTCCAACCTTCATAAAGAGTAACTAGTGCTTCATAATATTCTAAGTCAACTTCCAATGCTTCTTTAGAATCAATCTCTATATTTTTCTTTTTATTTTTTCTTCTTTGTTCAAATAATCCTTTTAATTGTGCATAAGCAGAAGTTTTATCACTAGCAGATGCATTAGGATTATTTATTATAGCTTCGTTTTCTAGAATTTTTTTACGATTAGCAATTTGTTGTATTTCAAACGTTATAGCGTTATATTCGTCACTCTGTTTATCTTCTATTTTTTTTGCTTGCTCGTTTAATTCGTTTTGACGTGTTTGTAACGACTCTATAGTTTCTACTTCTGATTCAACTACAGGTTCGGCATCTGACACGATTTCGGGCGTAGGAGCCTCCTCAGTGGCTTCTTCTGCTACAGGAGGGGTAGGAGTAGGCTCCGCCTCTGTTTCGACCTCAGAAGGCGTTTCTGGGGCTTTTTCGGCATCCTCTGCGGCCTTTTGATCATTGTAGTCGTTCTTTAGGCTCTCAAAGTTAATTAGATCGTTGTATTTACTACGTTCTTTACGACCACCACGAACAGCCTCGATAAAAGATTGAGCATTCTCTTCGGACACCATCGCTGCTAATTCCTGATCGTTTTTAGATATAGCCAAACGATTGAAGTCAGCGTCAGTTAAAACCTCACCATTAACAGTTACAAGCCCGGATTCTTCATTCATCTCGGTACGAACACGATCAGACTCAATAACACCTTTAACAGCATCTATCTCAGACTTGCGATCTGCAATTTCACGTGTTAACTCAGCAAATTCTTTCTTATTATCAGAAGCATTTAACAATTTAAGCGAATAATACTTTGCTTCCTTTGGACTAAAACCAAAATTCTTTAGCTCTGTTTGCTGATACTTCGTGTACTGTCTAGAATTAATACCACGCTTTAATGTACCAAACGGCAATAAGATAGTTTGCATTTGCAACGCACCCTCTAAAGCGCCGTCAACTCCTTCCCCCTTATCAACTAATGGTATAGATGATCCAGTTTGAGCGTTATACTTTTGAATAGCTAGGTTTTTAAATATGTTAAAAATATACTGCTGTGATACTTCCTCACCAACAGAAACACCAACATCAACGCCCATAACAGCTAATTGCTTTAAAGCTGCACGTGTAAACATACGCTTAGCTTTCTTCGCTGCAAATGAACCTAAACCAGCAACACGACCTTCAGCAGCACTACCAACATACTCTATGCCTGTAGCAATACTAGCATACATATTAGCGGCATCACGTGCAATTATTTCAGCTCCAGCGTTTTCTTTGCTTGTTCCAAACTCTGTGCCAAGCGTTCTAAGTAAATCATCATACAACTCTTCACGTACAGCACCATACATAGATATAAAACCAGCTACAGGATTTAGACGACCTGTTAATAAGTATGGTGCATTAGCTGTAACCTGATACAAAGAACGCATAACCCAAGCCTGATCATCATCACCAGCTTTAAACTGTAGTTTGTTAAGTGCTTTCTCCATATCATCTGTAGTAAAATCAAAAAACTTGCGAACATTTAATCGCATTTCAGCTAGTCTTAACTGTTCTTTACGATCTAAAGATAAAGGTTTTTTACCAGTAATTAGCTGATCAGTAGCATAACCGAAGCCACCCATAGGACTTCCACCTGGTACTCTAGCTAATGCAGTTAAACCTTCGGTAGCAGCAGTCTCAATACCAGCTTCAGCAAATTTAGCAAACGCAGTTAAAGCCGCTGTTCCCCATTCGCCAGGTGTAAAACTTTCATACTTAGCATATATATCAAGCTGTTCTTTTTGAGTTTTATTAAATGATGCGTAGTCAATTTCAGCGTCATCTTTCATACTACCAATTTCACGTATAACAGCATTATAGCCTTCATCACTAAGTGCTTGCCCGCCAGTATAACGATTACGAATATAAGATTGTGAACGTAGTTTATCTATCTCACTAGGAGAAATACGTTGGTTTAACATCCTGCGATCTTCTTCTGAGGAGTTAGCATACAAGTCTGCAAATGCAGTATCTGAAGATTGTCTTACATCATAACGATAGTCATCATCAAAGAACCCTACCTCAGCACGATGCTTGTTAAGAAGTTCTACAGATTCACCCTCTTCAAGAGGTCTATCCAAAGATAGAAGATAGTCTTTTCTTGTAGGCATATATTACCCTTCTGCTGCTAATGCTTGGTTAACTTCTTGCTCAACTTCGTAATCAGTTGGTTGACCAATTCTTGTTATACCCAGTATCTTATTAAAAGTAAAATTGGCTGATTTTTTACGAACATTGCTAAGAGCTATGTTGATTTGATTTCTTAATCCCTCTGGGCTAAAATCTATTTGAGATTCTTGTTGTGCACGAGCAATATTAATTTTATCTCTACCAGTACGAGGAGTTTTAGCAGACTCTCTTATCTGTCTTTGCCCATCAATAGCATAATCATACAGTGTCTGCCAAGCATCTAGAAAATCATAATCAGCTATACCTGCCGGCATATTAGCTGTAGCTTCATCATACTGGTCTGCCAATAACGCAAAAGCATCACGAACTTCCGGCAAAAACGCCTCAGCAAAAGGTGTGTCCTTCCACATTAATGCGTTTTCATCAGTATTAGACATTGTGTCTATAAGAATGTCATTAAGATTATTACGAACTAATGGTGGTATTCCGTTATCAAAGTCGTTTATTTCCTGCCAAATACTTTCAAACTCTTTTTTAGAAGCTCCTTTAAAATCACCCATAAAGAAATTGTTAATACGTTGCCCTAACTGATCTAGATTAACTGTTGCGTCTGTAGCCTTGTATGTAAGCTCTTCTGTTGAACGAGCTAGTTCTAATTTTGTTCTGTAAGTGTTTTGTAAAGCTACAGGTAAATTAGAACGGTCAATAGCATCAACAGTTAGGTTACCAGCCTTTAGTGCGGTTTCAAGTGCTCTAGTCTCTACAGACATAACTTCAGATGTAACCTGTGACTTTCTTGTTGAAATCGCACCATCAATCTCAGCTTTGCCAAAAGAAGATAACTTGTCGTACTTATCAGATGTTTTAATCTGATCTAGCTCATCTATTTCAATAAGAGTAGAAATTTGGCTTTTGAGCATAGCCTGTGTACCCTCATCTACAAACTCCATTGCTTGCTCCGCAGTAATATATCCAGAGGTTTGCAGGTTGCTAATAGAGTCAAGACCTTGCTGATACTGCTCATTAGTACCACGCATCTGTGCAAAAGCTGATTCTTTAATACTTGTAACGTGCTCAGAGGATTGTAACTTTAATCGGTCTAGCCTTTCACCAGCTATCAAGTCTTGTTCTTCAAGAGCAAACCTTTGAACAAATCTGTTCATCGATGACTTAGGATATCTGCGTGACTCTAACTGACTGCGGAAGCTTTCAATTTCTGGCTGTATGACCTCTGATTCTATATCAGCAAAGTGAGTGCCATTTTGCATAGCCTCAGCTTTACGATCTACTAGATCATTTTTGAATTTGTTTAGTTGTACTTCGTAATCAGCTTCAGCAGCTTCTTTTTCAAGTTTATCATACTTTGCTTGAAACGCTTCGCCAAAGTCAGCAATGATTTTACCAGTTTGCTCTTGCTGACGTAATCCTTCAATCTCTGCACTTGCATCATATTTTACTCCTGCTTGTTCGTCTGAAACTCTTACTTGCTGTTCGTATAAAGGTATCTGAGGCATAATAATATCCTATTAATTATAAGGTTCAAAAATAGGCCCTACAAAGTCATTTACTGGAGTGCCAAATAGTCCTGTGTCAACAGAGTCAACAACTTCATCACTACCGAAACTAAACTCAGGACTAAACAACGAAGTTCCTGCTTTCAACGCACCTGATAACAAGGTGTTAGATGCTGCCTGATATGCTGCCTGTCTAGCCATCTGGCCTTCGTACTCAGTCATATCTGCACCAGCCCCAGCTTGTTGCTCTTGTATCATTCGGTTTCGACGTTTGTTCATAATATCCTGTTGCATAACACCCGCCTGTTCGAGCATTACAAACAACGGTGTATCGCCAGTTATAACAGTATTAGTCTTAGAGTACGCAGCACGTTGAGTAGCCTTAGCTCTTCGTCCACTATCAGTCATACGGCGTGTCTCTGTCTTCCTAGCATACGCAATAGATTGTGCTTTATTACGCTGTAGCTGAGCGTTATATTCAGCTTGACGCATTGCTGCATCGCCTTGTCCTCTCTGTGCTTTTGCAGATACAGCCGCACCAATTAAACTAGCAAATATTTTAAACATCATTTTCTTATGCCTCCAGTATCAATTCTAGGTGTCATTGACAAAACTGTACAAGGAACAGGGTCATCGCTTACGATATAAACTGTCTGCAAGTATTCTGGTGCATTAGATAGATAGACCTCCGCTGTTTCGCTAACCATTCCTGTACCCTGAAACTTAACTGGTTGCAAATCAGATGCTGTCTCAGTCTGACCACACTTGGCACTAACAGTATCTTTAAATCTAATAGTAGCCATAGATGCGTTTGATTTACTACCAACTGTACTGCTATAACGACCTTCATAGTTTATATATAAAGGTGCTAGTGTCGAAGTAAACTTCTTGCCTATAACAACTTTGCTGTAAGTAGTAGAAAATAAATAGGCCTGGCAAGTAGTGCTACCTGATACTGTAAAGGTTTCATCAGCAGGGTTACCTGTTAAAGCGATAGTAACGGTATCTGTATCGGTTATATCACCAGTCTGTAAAAGATATTTACCATTCGGGTCGGTAGTTGTAAAACCGAGGTTAGCAATGTTAATCGTGTCACCTACTGATAGGTTGTGTGCAGCACTAAAGTTAATTACAATCTCATCACTCACAATAGATGCACTCGAAATAGTTAAGCTAGTAGCTGTTCCTATATTTAAGTCGCCATCAGAATCAACAGTGCCTGTTCCTATCTCAACACCATTAGCCACAACTGTGTATGTTTCACCAATAGCATAATTGTAATTAGATATAGTTCCTGTGGCCAGGTTAGTAAATGTTTTGTAGTAATCTAAACCATTGTACTCACTAGTGTAATTTGTACCCCACTCACGTGCATCGAGTTTGCAAATATATCTAGCATCCGCACTATTTACTGTTAGTTTAATAACAGCATAAACTTGGTCTGGGCCATCTTCAGATGGAAGTACCATTACAGACTCAAAGTCTCCAGTACACTTCTGTCTATGCCATCCGATAACATCTTGATCACGCTCGTATGTCATACCAATAAGGTCTTTATCGCTGTTTATTGACCATATAATATTATCAGGCTGTTGCTGATATGTAAGAGAAACAAACCCATCTTTTGATATATGCTCTGCTAAAAGAGTTAAATCTGGTGCTACATAGTCTTGTGCATCAAAGTTAAATATCCACTCACGAACTTTTTTACCCTGACGCATCAAGAATAGTACCGCTGAGTTAACTAACAACCCGGCAGTAGCGGCAGAGCCGTATGTTGTCTTACGCTTTAACTCAAAAGAGGTAGGGGTAACAGGCTTGTTATCTGACTCTGATCCTAACGCCCACTCGCTACCAGATGTACCAATAACTAAAAACTTCTGTGGTACAAGCCATTGTATGCCATCTAACTGCCCAGAGTTAATAGTAAGTCTCATCGGAGATGTGTCGAGCGTAGCAACTTTAAACTGAAAAAAGTTATCAATCTCACTTAACCATAGTGTATTAGGGTTATTGGTTGTACCTGCAAATACTAATCTACCTTCAAAAAATGCACAAGTATCAGGGAATCCTCTGTAGTTAGAAAACGCACCTTCAGACCATCTGTACATTTCTGGAACAGTTTCAAACCAATGACCATCATTTAATTGATCTACAAACTCATCTCCATCACTTGAACCTACTGGAGCAAGACATTGATAATATTCTGCTTTAGTGCTAAAGTTGTATTTTTTATTTGCACCAGTAGTGTCAGCAACCCAGAACAACTCACTGCCATCTGTTGTATCATCGTAAAACGAACCAGTAACATTGGTAGAAGAGAACTCAGTGCTTAAATCAAACTTTCCTGCTGATGTAAATTCTGGAGTAAAAAACACAATTTCATTGTTTGTTGAATCAATGCAATAAATTTTATTTATAGAAGCATCGGATACTCCAGTTATATCGGTAATAAATTCAGTATTAGACTCGCCTGTCGGTTTCGCAACAAAACTACTTTGAGGAATATTAAAATCATAGTTTACGTTTTGTGAGAAAAAACTTTTTTGGGTTTCAAATGTACCACTTGAAGAATACCTTCTTATTCCTACGTTTGTGTTAAAATCTAAGTCGTCCCTAGTTTTATAACCATATCTATGTTGTGCCGTCATTACGCAAGATATATAAAACTTGCCATTCAATACGCCTATACTTCTTGGAATGGTAATGTCTTTAAAAGTTCTATTTGGGCCTGAAAAAGAATAAGGTGTAGCTTCATCTGATAGAAACTGAACACCATTGCTTCCGTCTATGTCATATTTAAAAACCTTAAATCTTTCAAACCCGCTTGTCGATGATCCAGCGTTGTAAAAAGTTTCAGTCTTAGCAGTTATACCACCTAACACATATACATGATTACTATAATATGCAACATCAAGACCTGTATTATTACTAGAATCTAAATTACTCGCAGTCCATTGGTCGTATGGCATAAAGTTGTCAGAGCTGTCTTTTGTAAAAACATTAACCTTACGAGCATTATCAATAGCATAGTATTTAGCATCACCATACGCACCACCACGCATATTGTCTAATCCAGAAGTATCAGAAATCGTTTCAACATCAAACGTTAAGTTAGCCGCACCACCACCACCTAATGCAGCGTCAGTAATTGTAAATTGATTAGTAACAGCGTAGTTCTTACCAGAAACACCGAGCATTGTAACAGTAGCTGCACCAGTTCCAGATGCTACTACTACTCGTATTCTAGCTCCCGTACCAGGGCCTGCACTGCTATCAGTAGAGCTAACTTGAGATGATATTCCAGTTGTAGTTCCGTGTACAAAATCATAAGTGCCGGCTGTTCGACTTGAATTTGCTGCGCTAACATTATGTACAGTAGCACATAATCCGTTAAATGCAGATAAGTCTTTAGATACATTTGCATACTCTAATCCAGCCGATAATTTTACTTTATCACCTTCTGCAAAAGCTGTATCAATAGCCCATTCGGTAATATAATCAGTAATAGAATCTTGGAAGTTTGATATCACATTAGCCACTACGCTTGTAGCTGAGTTGTAACCTGTAATCCGAACAAGTGAGTTAACAGTAGTTGAAGTCGGAATTAGAGATATTACACAATTTCCAGTTAAATCACCCTTTTCATATTGAACACGCAATAAGGTATTGTTTCCCTCTGGAGCATCGGAAGAAATAGCAAAGTTTTTTGCTTCTGTATCATGATCTACTCTACGTGTATCGCATACAGTAATGTACTCTTCAAATGAGTTGCCGCCATCAACACTTCTATCAATCGTAATACGACCACTCCATGACGCAGCAGTTTCAAAATCCCAATCACTATTTGATACGTTAATAGATTCTGAAACACCTGAATCAGTAAACTCTTTAGCTAATGATAGGTTTCCCTCAACCCTTGCAGCTTCAAAACTAAAATATCCACCCACCATATTACTATTAAATAAATCCTGAGACGCAGTTAAGGTTGTTTCTCCACTTTTAGAAGATGTAGTAATTGTTATAGTGTTGTCGGTGTTCTCTTCAAGAAGTGGAGGGAAAGACCACTCAACCTCGCTTGCCAACCAATTTGTATCACCGAGCCTTTTAATCTCGTAGGGTGGGTGATTCTTATGTACAAAAAATAAAATATCAGCAGATTGCGTAAACTGTATATCATCAAGTTCTGCTTCTAGATGAGGTATAGATAAATTTATATCACCAGAGCCTCCTTGATGCGGTGAATCATTTTTCCATATACGAACGTTTTGATTAGTAAACTCAATTATATATTTCTCTGATACATTAAATATAAAAGGTATAAGCCTGGCTTTATTATTACCTAAAGAGTTGCCTAAGTATTTTAAAGCAGGTCTTTTAGTTGCACCACCATAAGGTAACGGTACAAAGTTTTCCATCTTCAAACAGCTTTTGTTGTAGATTTTTTCTACATCTTCACGTGCATAAAGGTATGGAGATACTTCACCGCCATTAAAGTTATTTATGGTTAACTTAGCCATCTTTAGAATGAACCGTAGTTAGTTTGAGAAAAAGGAGGCCATGACTGAGACTGTGTGCTTGGTGAGATGATAGTTGACTCTAACCATTCACTATCAACAACAGGCATAGTCTGTTTCTCAAATCCATTCACACGCCTTGCTTCAGGCATAATAATACTATCAAATTCTTTTAGGATACTAACTTCTAGATCACGATCTCCAGTAATCGGAACAGCTAACTTCATAGCCAGGTAAGTGTAAAACGCTCTAGAAAATAGAGAGTCCATATCAGTCGGGTCGGGACGTTTGTCGTAACACATCCAAATTTCTTCAAAGTCAGTTAATAAAAACCCATCCTCGATAACCCACTCTACACGTGGTTGTATTGAAGTGTACTGACTATCAGTATTGCTGACGTATGTAGCTCGGATATAATCAGTAGGTAGGGTATGTGCGTTTTGATATTGAAACAAAGGGAACTTGGGGTCTGTAGTAGTAGCTTTTACAAGTTTAGCACGTTTCTTACAGCAAGCCCACGGATGCATACGAACAAGCTCATCAAGAGCTACATCGTAATGAAGCCGAGCTTGAGACCCGGCTATTGTAGTGTCATTATCGAAATCTGTAATCTGCAATCGGTCTGAACCAATTTTAGATAAAGCTAGATTAGTAAGTATTACTTTAGTAAGTGCCATGACACCTCCATATAAAAAAGGGTAGGGGAGGTTTCCCTCCCCAATGTATTACTCGTTTGTAGCGATTAGGATGTATCCAGAAATTGTTACTGATTGATTTACATCAGAATCAGTTGTAACAATTAATGTTGTACTTCCTAAGTCAACACTACCTGCCGCACTACCAGTAGTAGGAAATGCAATGCTTCCTGCCGCAGATGTAGCACCTGAAGTACCTACTGCATCAGTATCATCCGCATGACCAACAAGAATAGTAGAGTTAGTGCTACCACTATTTGGGTCTGTGAAGAACAAGCTCGCACCAATTAAGCGTGCTTCCTGTGGAAGAACACCACTAATAGTGTGAGTTCCTGCACCTGTGCCTGTTGCTAAAGATACTGGAATTGCCTGAACATTTCCACGATAGTTAGACTTTGTAACAATACCTGCGTTTAACGCAGTAACTTCTGTTGAATTTGCCATTTTATAAGTCTCCTAACCTATTAAACACAAGGAATAACAATTACTTTTTCCTCTTCCATGCGGACAGCACCAAACTCTGCCTTCATGTAAGCGTAGTAATTAAACGATTTATCAGCCCGTTCTGACACCTTAGTAGTCATGTCAGGGTTGATTTCCAACAATCCAGCATCTTGCACAAATGCATAACAAGCACGTGCAGTATAACTTGAAGCATCCCAAGCACCTGTAGATGAAGATACGTCACCATCAGCAATTTTAATAGTGCTTCCTGAGCCGTTAGTAGCAGAAGTACCTAAAGATACTGTAGTGCTAGAAGACCACGGAACAATATTGCTAACGCAGAAATGACATCCCATGTAGTCATAAATAACTCCTACAGATCCGTCAATCGGACGTTGTGCTGAATAATCCAAGTTAATAAACTCGTCTTGTTTCATCATGTCATTCCACTCGTTCCAAGAAATCTTGAATACAGGCTTTTGATTTTCGATGTCAACAGACAGGTTACCGAACTGTGTCAATGAACCCAAGAAACGCTCGTAAGTGAACCCTTCTGAGATAACAGCAGAACCAACAGCACCACCATCTTTGATGAGGTTGTTTGCGTTAGTTAGGAAGGTATCAGTTTCACCATTAACTCCACCTTTAGCCGTACCCAAAAGAGCTTGGTCTAAGATGATGTCTTCTTGGCGAAGAAACTTGTTCTTCATAACTGCTAGTTTAGCATTGCGAGGATCAGTTCCCATCTTGCTTAAGTCAGCCCAATCCATGAATTGGCCGTCTTGGAATGCTTGACGAGTCACCCGGCGACGGCTGTAATCAATGTCTGATACAGGTGAGTCGCCGAAGCGGTTAGTTACTTTCTGGGGTAAACCACCACCAGATGTTCTTTGATACACACCCTCCTTACGGAACAGATCGCCAGTAGCCAACTGAACGTAAGGACGGAGTTTACCACCTTTAGTTTCAACCGTTTCACGAATAGCACGGTCAAAACCAATTACATATGTGTCGAGCAGATTTCCTGCCATAATAATACTCCTATTTACAATTTAATAATCAGTTTATTTCGGCTCTGAGTATCCTCACCGTGAGGGTCTAGCCTAATATAAGGTTCTCACCCTAGATTATCATACAGGCTCTTGCGAGGTATCCGTTTCAAATCTGTTGTGCTTATATTAAATTTTAATTTTATTGTCAAGAAATTAATTAAGAAATTTTACGTAACAATGCTTCACGCTCTTTAATCATACCGAGGTAAGGCAGTTCACTTGTATTTCCTCTATACTCATTCATCTTCTGTTCAAGCTCTACAAGCTGATCGTTGATGGTAGCATAGTTATCACTCTTGCGAGTTTCAATAAGATCATCACTATCAATCAATGGAACAACGTGCTCAAAGACAGCTTTGATAAACTCAGTGTTGTTTCCGATATTAGGATCATCTTTAAACTCACCAAGACCTAAGTAATCCATAGTTTCAGATACTTTAGCCAAGTTGTATTCATACTTATCACCCTTCCACTCTTCACGCAGAACACCTTCGGATTCCTGACGATATACTTCCTGCTGTGTGTCAGAGTTGTTATACTCATCAATAGCATTCTGCATCTCAAACTCTAGGATAGCTTGTGCTGCTTCAGGGGGGATGTTTTTCTCATAGGCGAGTTGACGAAACGCATCGATACGCTCTTGATCTAACTCAAGACCTTCTGGTAGTTCACCAGATTCGAGCGAGTATGAATCATAGTCTTCTGGAATGCCCATGATTTCACGCCTCTTAGCTACGTCATTCGCATCTTCGGAAGTCCAAAACTCTTCAGCTTTGCGTCCGATTTGTGATTGAGCATTAATAGTACCCTTAACTAGATCAATGGGGTTGTCATACTTTGACCAGATAGAATGCTTGCCTAAATCTTCTGGCAGTGCTTCTACCCAACTTTGGTTGAATTTACCATCATCCGATAGGATGTCTACAGGCTGTGTTGCAGTTTCCTCAACTGAGGGTGCTTCGACAGGTGTCTGTTCTTCGCTCATATATACTCCTTTTGGTTAATAATTAGACATAAGCGTCTTTTTCTTTTTCTTCATAGCTTTGAAGTCATCACCAGTAATCTTTTTCTTAGGACTTGCTACTGAGGCTAACTTCTTTTGTTTCTTTGAATACTTTCCGTATGGCATAGTTATCTCCTATATGCTTTAGTTTTTTTTAAAATTCTTTTTGGTTGCTTAGAATGCTGTTTACCTTTACGTGTATCTTCACGTTTTTTTCTAGTAGTGGATGCATACTCCGCTGAAGATAATGCAGTAATAGCCGCTGATGGCAGGTAACGCTCACCTGTTTCGCTAGACTTCTTACCTGACTTTGTACGCCATTTCTGCTTAGTCCATCTTTTTAAAGAACGCTGTGGAGCTTTCACGATTTGTATCCCCCACCTGCAGCCTTGTATTTTTTAGCCAACATCTGTGCTTTACGAGCTGACCATTGACCCGGTCTGCCACCTTTACCACTACTCATAATGCTTTGGAATAAACGTTTACGCATACCTGGCTTAGTATAGTTACCTGATTGATTTACTTTTGACTTAGCCATGTCAGCACCTCCACTTTCTTAACGATAATGCTTTACGTGTAGGACGACCTTTAGAATCCTTCATTGGGCCTTTCACTCCACTCATACGAGCACAGAATGACTTTCGTCTCTTAGCAGACTTGCTACCACGTTTAACTTTACCAGTAACTGGTGCTTTTAAATTGCTACCAGTCTTGCGATTATAATACGATCTACCTTTAGCAGATAGACCACCTGTAGGGTTCTTATGCTCTTTACGCATAGAGACACCCTTTTTTTTACTTAACAATGTTCTAGCCATTATAACTCCCTTGCAGCTACATCCCACTCTCCCTCTTCAGGACTTAGCATATTATTAAATCTATCTACGTTTCTCTGAGCACGACTGCCTACTTGCCCCCAATATTTTGTGTTTTCAAAATTATCTTTGTGTGGATCTCTGTACTGAAGTTCAGCGGCAGCCATTCTCCAGTTAGTAATTTGATCAATGTTACTAGTAGACTTAGCAGCTTTTTTTATATAGCTGTAGGCATTTTTAAACTTGTTAGTCCAACCAAACCCCATGTTAAAAGTAAGGTCTAGTAATGCCATCTGCTGTTGAGTAGTAAAGTTTTTGTAGCCAGGTATGGTTTTAGTTTTTTCGTAGAACTTATTGAAATCCTCAATAAACATACGCTCAATAGTCTTATCGTTTACGTAATCTTTTAACTTAAGTTTACTATCTTTCGGCAACTTGTGACCAATACCTACAGTGAGATGACCTTCGGTATCTTTGTATACACGATTACGATAACCCTCGTTACGACGAAGCATTAACATCGCACGTTCTCTAAACTCAACATCAGTCATTGCTACAGATTGCCTCGATGTACCTAAACATATCTTGCATACCGTTTCGGTAGGATGCTTCTGAATGACTGAGTGCTGAGCCGGCCTGCTTATCAATAGCACAAAAGTCACGAAGATCAGCAATAACTTTTTCACCGTCTGAGTTATGGAATACACTTCTATAAGAACCTACTAGGTTAAGTATCTCTTTTTCGCCCATTACTGCCCTTGTAGTTGATTAATAATACTGTTATCAGCAACATCTCCACTTACCTTCTGTGCGGCATCAGCCAACTTAGGTGCAGCATCAATCGCCATTTGCTGTTGTTGCATCATCATCTCTTGTTCACGTTCCTCAGCCACAACCTCTGGGTCTTTAAGTGCATTCATGCTAGAACTGTTTGCATACCATATCTCACGGAACAGCTTGTCTGGGTCGATGTTCTTCAATGACTCAAGCATCTGTGGATTCATTTGAGATAGCTCACCAAACACACGTAGCGTGTTAATAGCACCCATAGTCTCAAATGACTTGGTTGCCATAGACAAACGGCCAACATAGTCTACTTCGTATTGCGGAGAGTCTAACAACTCTTTTGGCATAGGCGGTAGCAATTTACGCTTAGCACAAATAAAGTATATGTGATTCATTAGAGGCGTTATATGCTCTTCAATGTAACGAGATACAAATGGTGCAAGCGTCATCAAGTCAGTAGTCATACGCTCACTAACTTCTGTAGCGGTCATATTTCTGTACTGGTCTAGTGGACGAAACAGATGATTAAAGAACATACGTTTGATTTGATCGTCATGCAACTTGTACATATCCATAGCTATGCCAGGATCACCATTAGGTGCTAGACGCTCTGGCTTGCCATTAGGGTTGGTTGCTCTCCAGCGAATAAATGAACCAGCTCGGTTACTCATACCCGAAACACTATCGTCATCAGGAATCAACCACTGTGGGTTAGCGTGTTGCTCTGCTGAAATCATCATAGAGCGGTAGATAACATTCGTGCGACGAGCAGTACCCAAGATCATACTCATAGGCGAACGACCATATACCTCTTCGTTGCCAACCATAAAGCGTGATACTTTGTACGGATTAAAATCAAATCCGCTTTCTTTTAGTATCTTTCCGTTTTGTCTGGCTACATGATAAGATGCAAAAGGCTTGTCTGTGTTCTTCTTACTGTTTTTTGTATAGTCAAGTCGTGGCTCGATGAAGTGAATAAACTTGTACTTCTTGTCGTAGTTAGTATCTACTTCATTTACAATGTGACCTAGCTCAGCAGCAATAAGAGCTTCTGTTCCAAACTTCTGAATACATTGGCGTGGAGTAAGCTGATATTCTCTAGCTACAGTGTCAACCATACCATTATGATTTTCATCGATTCTAATATCACGAATCACAATGTTACGAAAACGCACAATATCCTTCTCATCTTCTTCGATTGTTAAACAGTTAGTGCCAAAACAACCAAGAGATAGTAGTGCTTGAAACTCTTCCTGCGAGAAGTTAGAACCAATTAAAACCTGATGTATGATGCGGCTTACTTCTTCAAAGTAGTTAGCTACGTTATCGTTAGCCATTAACTGTGGGAAAGGATGTCTATACTTAGCCCATACAGTGTTCGGTGGGAACATATGCGAAAAGAACCCTGCTGCAAACGAATAGTTAGCTTCGATGCAGGTATCAATCATACGCTGTGGAGGCTTCTCCTGGCCAGCTACACGAATACGATTAATGTTGTCATTTGTTTGATAGCACCAGTCTGCACATTCCTGCCACAGATTCATCCAGTTACCGATAACATTTGAGTTCATGCTATCGTAACGTTTAATTATATTTTTGCCGTCCATTATCCTAACTTCTCACTTCCACCGAGCCGTGAGGTTAAAATGGTAGATGCGTAACCACGACGTTGTTGTGATTGTTTGCGTCCCAGCTCCATCTGAGCAGAAACATCTCGACGCTCAACAGGGGGTGCAGGTGGTGGTGGTGGTGGTGGTGTCGGTGGTGGTTTTGGTGCTGATCCCATAATATCTCCTAACCTAATAAGGTTCTTCCTCCGTAAGTGTAAATATTCCTAGGCTTTTGAGCCTCCTCTAATGAAAACGTAGTCATGCCTCTCATTCTTTGTTGAGTTTGCTCTCCTGTTTCTCCAGTATAAGCTCCTTCTTTAGCTTCTATTTGAGATTCCCTTAAACGTTTTTGTTTAACGATTTTAGGTTCAGGTAGTTTATATTCGGTTTTAGCTGGTGAGCTACTTCCCATAACGCCTCATTATTTTTTTAAATTCAATCAGCCTATAGTTGCTATCAAACCGCTCAAAACAAATAAAATCAAGCGGCTCAACTAAATCAAAAAGTGGCCTAGGATTTCCTGCGAGCAAATATATAAACCAAGTATCAAGTTTGTCAAGTTCTTTTTCAGAGTTTTTTACTATTGAATTTGAATAAGTTTTATAACCACACACAAAAACTTCATCATTATTAATAATAACACCATGCTCACCGCAATAATCTAGTACGCTGTAGAAATCATTAACATCTTCGTAAAGGCTTCTAGCTTCTTTATACGGACTTAACATACGAAATAGTCATCCTCATAATGCGTATGGTTTACACGTGTTTTATTACGCAACAAATACTCGTCTACCATATTATGATGCAAAGCCATAAACATCATTCGGGCTGCGTCTGCTCCGTGTGAGTGCTCGTTGTGCAAGATTTTTCCAGTATTGGGATTCCATTGGTAGTTCGTGAGATGCTCCAACAACCCAGAAGCTCGTCCATCGATGTATATATTTGGCAAGTTGCGGCGAACAATTTCGATGTCATCACGGACTGAATTCGTTTTGGGAATCGGACGTACTTCAAAACCAAACTCAGTACGACAAAAATCAATAATGTTGATACCGGTACTGTTACTTCGTTTCTTAGAATCGTGGGGCATATAGTGTCCGGCATACTTGTATCCTTTCTCGTTTATTACATCTATGTAGTGTTTTATGTCGTGACCAGTGTTCTCGTAGTAGTCAATAATATAGGGTGTACTACCAGACATCCTGGCAAATACAATAGCCGTAGGATCATCCATACCCAAGTCCCAGAATGTGTATACAGGTTGACCATTTAGCTGAAAATCACCTATTCTGCCATCATTGTGTAGCTTAGTCATTTCATATCCGTACACAGAGTTAGCCACATCCGCTACAGCTTCGTTTAGATACTCCTGCCTAGCTAGTGAGTATGAGATCATCTTTGAGTCAACTCGATCTTGTACGTTCAAGTATGGACGATTAGTCAATGGGTCTGTCTGGCCAAGCAACTCTGGGTTCAAGTTCATTTCATCACCTACCCAAGCGTATCGTTTTGTTTGTTTTGGCGTTAACCACTCGCAGTACCAGTCAGGGTCAGCCTTGTTAGCTTGGTACATCTGATACAACTGGTTCTTTTTACCACGCATAGTTCCGTTGGCGATAAGAAAAGCGTTACCTTCGTCTAAAATAGGCGACAAGAACCCGGTCACTTCTTCTTTGTGCAAAGAAAACTCAGACAAGGCATAGCCATAACCACCCTGCCCCACAAAGTCTAGGTTGTCTGTACCGCTGAAGTTAATCACAGAGCCATTTATCAGACCTATCTTCATATCGGTATTGTTTTTGTACAACACAGTCTCAGGAGGGAATATCAAGTCTAATAGGTGACCACCCTTGCCGTTAATTGTAACAATATTGTTCCATATTGCACGTTCAGCCCACTTCCTAGTAGGAAATAGGTAGTAGTATGACCCAACACGCTGTAAAGCTCTCTTAGACAATATAGAAGCTGTGGTTACATCCTTACCATGACGACGAGGCCAGGATATTAAGATGTTACGAACACCCCTATCCATCTCTCGCCAGCAGTCAAGCTGATACTCTCTAGGCTTTAGTTGTGGTATTGTTATCTTGGTAAGCATTTACAAAATCCACCATCTGTATAATTATATCCCTCTCAGCTTCACCCAAACCAAGCTGTCTCGATAGCTCCTTACCAGAAGCTGCATTACCATCGGCTGTCTGCTGTAGCAAATATTCCCAAACCTGTTGCTGTACCGTCTCCTTGTCCGAAAAGTCAATGGTCACCTTCTCTTTAACCTTATCCTTTTTGCGTCTAAATTCAGCCAACTCTTGGGCGTAAGCCCAAAATTTTTTATTATCACCTTCTTTGAGGTCGTTATAGATAGTCTGAGCACTCACTTCTTAGACCAGTTTATCTCATCGTAGTTCGAGCGATATTTCTCTTTGTCAAACATAGCGTATGTGTAGTTATCTCCTGCCCTAGTCTTATTCTTACGCCAATCACGCTCGTCCTGACCCTCTTGTGTAAACTGTCTTGGTACATTACCCTTCGGCATCTTCAAGCTCCACTACAAAACAATCCATACATACACGCTCTTCAATATACCCCTCTTCATCAACAATCTCAAAAATAGGGTTATCTTCGCTGTCAATACAACCGCATCTCTCACAGACCTTAATCTTCATAGTTTACCTCATATGTCTCGTCAAATTCACAACCACAGTATGGACAAAAGGTTGGATCATTGATATTATCATCCATATCAGCTATAAAAAAATAATTTTTACACGTGCCACATTCTATATAAGCAATATCCATAACCGCCTTATAATGCTTAACCTCTATTACAGTCAAGAATAAATGCCCAAAAATTTAAAAGTTTATAAAAGGTCTAAACTTTTTATTGCAAAATTAAAAGCGATTCGACCCCACCCCCCAATCGAACCCCCCAGTGTTTGCAACTCTTTGTCAGACCATATTGTTTACCTGAGATGTGTGAAGACCCCGGCCAGTATAATTTATTATTCAGACGAGGGCGTTGTTTTGGACGATTGTCAAACAAATTGATCAGAAACTTTCAGGCTGGCACATCTGATGCTATGTGTGTGTGCGTAGAGAGCTCTCAAACTGCACCGAAAGAATGTCTAAACTACCTCTTTTATTTTGTTGTTCTATGTATAGGGATTGTTTACTATTTATGGAGTTGGTTGGTTAATGGTTAGCTAATCACATAAGCACAACAAGGAGCACAAAATGAAACGAGTAATACATGAGACGCATTATAAAGGCTGCACGCTAGATGATGTGAAGCAAGCTATAGCAGATGGAGCAATGCCACGAGCTAATGCACAGATGGTAGACGGACACGCAAAGATGGTTGTGTCTGATTATCTTGGCAAAGTAGATTACAATGAAAATGGTGAACGTGTAGAGCATACATATGATTTCGACTGGTCACATACCGCAGAGATCAGAGATTACCTAAACGAAGATTATGAGGGAGGATTCTATGTTGTATAACAATCCGCAGCCACCAATCGACCCACCAGAGTATGGTTCATATTCTGAGGACGATTTTACACGCTACACGATCACAATCGATGTGACACTCAACACGCTTGAGTATGATGTTGAGACATATGTTGAATCGTTGATCAAAGAGAAGCTCACCGATGAAGATATTGGTGAGGAGTTAAACAGCATCAAGTTTGAGGAGGTGCAGTAATGAATGACGAATTAAAAAAATTAATCAAAAAGCTAGACTTGGAGGAAGGGATTTCCAAGAAGCGGTATGAATTGGAAGAATTAAGTTACGATATGGATGTCCCCTCATATGAGGATAATGGTAAATTAGAAAGGGCAAGGGCAGATTGGAAGCAAAAATTTGCGGTATGTGTAGCAGTCTCCAAAGCTCTGGGACAAGATGAGCAGGGAAACGATATATACTTTAAACTTCTAAAAGAGGAGGAGGCAAAATATGTATTCAACGAAGGATAAATCACCGCTAGAAGCGGTACAAGGTATGCTCGTTTGGGTGTACGATTGCAGTCTAGGCAATTCAAGTAATGGCGGTTTATCGTCATATTGTCAGATACTAGAGATCGGTAAGGATATTGAGCTTGTGAAGGGCAATCTCGGCTCATGCATCGCTAGACCGATTAAAAAGCCACCAGAAGGTCATATCGGATGGATGAGTGGTGGGTGCTACATATCCACTCACGACAGTCGGTTCAGTGAAGCAGTTGAGCATATACTCGGTCATCGATTCTATGGTGCGATACCATTGCATGACCGCAGTGAGACTCAAGAGATGTATGATAGAATGTGGCATTAAGGAGATGAGTATGGACAGCAAACAAAAAAAGAATTACACCATCGCAGTGATGGATGTGATAAGCAGATCAATGGAGATGATCAGCAAATATCCAGATCAGTCCGTTGGGATTATTAATCATATGAAGGAGCGGTTGAATGAACTGCTCTTTGAATACATGGAGGTAGAATCATGAGTAGGTGCAATAAAATTGAAGCAGAAGATATTTACTTTGCCATCATAGAACACTTAAACATGGAACATCTTTGCATTGAAGATGATCCCGATGGCGGTACTCGTAATACTGAATATGGTCGTGATTTATATTATATGATAGATGATCTATTTAATCAGGAGGTGGAATTATGAAGTGGACGAATGACGTTGTTAGTCGGTGCTGCGGAGCTGTAGCACATGAGAGGGGCAGTATGCATATTTGCGGTGAATGCAAAGAGTGGTGCGAAGTGTATGACGAGGAGCATGAGATGGAGCAGCTTTGGGATTACATGGTCAACCATGAGATTGCCACGGCAGACGAGTTGAAGCTGGTCGTGAAGATATTTGGCGGCACGCTAGAGAATCTTGAGAAGGTGCTATTCTGCCGAACAGGTTATCGTGATCTACAACAAGCAGAGGAAGCGAGAGTATGACATACGCTCTTTATAAGATGAATATGGATGCGGTGAAGCCGGCTATTCTGGCTACGTCTAAAGCTGATTTGCCGAAATCAGGTGATTGGAGATTGGTTGAGATGTTAGCGTCCAAATATCCACATCTACACAGACGCTATCTGAACGAGGAGGGATTCAAATAGGCTAGGCATAGTCAACTGCCCATCGACCCTTCCAGAGAGATCTGGAGGGGTTTTTTTGTGCCTAAAATTTTTAGTGGTCTGGGAATTTCGGCTGGCCGGGGATTAATTTTTTATTAGATATTTAATTATCGATTCAGAAATTTTCAACCCAACTATGGCTGAGTTTTTTTCAAAATGAACGCAATATAATTCTGCTTAGCTTATCGACAAGAAAAGCATTTTTTTTGTTTGTACAGTGTATCGTGATCAATTAGTTTATAACCAATCACTAACAAATAAGGAGAACTATGAGTATAGAAATTACAAAGCTAGAACATGAAGAAGATACAATGTATCGCATCATTGATTATGATGAAGAGAACAGTGCACAACAGGTAATAGTATTGACACGTGAAGAGCTTGGCGACTTGCATCACCTGATTGATGTGCAGTTTATGTCAGAGAGCGAAGACCACGAAGAGTCTATGCGGCAACCCACCCAAGAGGAGATCGATAACGAGATGGCTTGGGATGATCACAAGAATAAGTGGAGTGATTAGTCGTATGAAAAACTATGTTACTAAAGCAGAACGTGTCCGTAGGAAGCATTGGAATCGTAAGATGTGGAGGCGTTGCAAAGCGGATTGGGAAGAAGCTCTTTCTCCAGTTACAAACCAATACCTCAAAGTAAAGGTGGCGTGTGTTGTGATGTGGGATTCTCAGGATGATAAACTAAAACAGGGGCGTGATTTCTCATACCTCAAATCTCTTTCTGATAATTACCGGCCATACTACGAGGAGGGTTACAACCAGGAAGAGTTAAAAGATATATTAATTAATCTTGGTTATCCAAAAGATCATGCTATAAAACGTTCGACACCACCAAAGGGTGCGGACTATGAACAATACAGAAGATTAAAAAAGAAACAGGAGGCACAACTATGATAGGCTGCAACTTAGCAGGAATACAAAGTATTGATTACAACTTCGAGTTCGGTTCAGGAGAAGAGGTTGTTGTTCATCACGATAAGCAGTGGGATAAAGGCAACGAGAAAGCATTAGCTATTAAGCTCGATGGATTCATAATCGGTTACATACCATTAATATCCAGCATACAGGCACGTATGGATTGTGCTGAAGAGTTTAAGAATCGTGAAGCCTGGCTTAAGCATCGTGATATTAAATCAGCAGTTGAAGCTGTTAGGTTTGCTATCATACAAGATATGTTTCAGAATCATCTCACAGTTACTGGTAATATATACCGAGTCCATAAAGATGCTGATGGAAAGGTATTGTCAATCGGTGTTGTATTTGATTATATGTAAGGTGATATGAATATAGCACACGCATTCAACGTAGAAGAAGCTGAGAAGTATGGTGTAAACAAAGCTATACTTCTACAGCATATACGCTTCTGGGTATCAGAGAACAAAGGTAAGAAGAGTCATACACATGATAGTAAGACTTGGATGTACCAGAGTGCTGCTGATATGCATAAGCACTTCCCTTACTGGTCTAGGCTGAAAATACATCGTATGCTGGCCAGTATGGAAGAAGATGGATTAATCGCATCCGGCAACTACAACAAGCTAGGGTTTGATCGCACCAAATGGTATACCTTAACTGATACAACGCAATGTTCATTTGAGTCACCTCTGACTGTTCAAAACGGAACAAAGAGAGATGTCGATTCTGAACAACCAATACCAGATAATAACACAAATAATAAAACAGATAATATGTTTGAAGATTACTGGGCTATGTACGGACGCAAAGGTAGCAAGCAGATAGCTAAGAGGTATTGGTCTAAGTTATCTGAAGATGATAAGGTAGATATTGGTAAAACAATTATACCATACACTATGAGCAGAGATAAAAAATACTGCCTAGATTTTCAGGGTTACATAAACCCGGTCAATCGTAGGTGGGAGGATGAAATCATTAGTCACAATGAGCATAAAAAAAGGTTGAGCATATGAAAAAATTACCTGTTTCTTCGGAATCAGAGGAGGGTGTGCTGGGGTCGGTCTTACTTGACCCTAGTATAATTCCTAATCTACCGCTACACAAAGAAGACTTCTATGACCCACGCAATGCACATCTATGGGATTACTTAGTACAGCAGTATTCAGAAGGTAAAGCGATGGATGCCATTACGATTGGTGCATGGCTAGAGTCGCACAACAAGCTAGGATCAATAGGAGGATATGATAGGCTAGTAGAGTTACAGAGAGATACCCTGATACCTTGTCATTCACAGTATTATGCAGAGGGTGTACTGAAAACATCTAAGCTACGCCAGGAGATCAAGGTGCTTGAAGATGGGTTAGCTGTAGCCTATGGTGGAGATACTTCATCAGAGGGAGTCATAAGCGGTTTAATCCGTGCAAATGTAGATGTTGAGAAGGACTTAACTCTGGAGCAGTATGGAGAGAAGTTCATCGAAGACTGCATCAATGGACAGTGTGGTCACTTTGGATGGTGGTGCAATGAGTGGAATGAAAAGCTAGGCCGACAATCATCTGAGTTGGTACTACTACACGCACCTCGATCAACCGGTAAGACTGCGATGATGCTACAATGGCAGATAGCGGCACATATGCGTGGGGACAGAACGCCACTTGCATCTATCGAAATGCTGAAGGGTGAGTTACTACCTCGATACCTGGCTCATGTTGGGCAGATGGATACCTACCGCATGAAGGTAAGGCCTGTCGGTGCTACACAGGACGAAGCAGAACGAGCAAGAAAAGCATTATCTCAGGTAGCTAAACTTAATCTATGCGTTCGTGATAAAGGTATGACCATTGAAGATATACGTGGTTGGGCTGTAGCTGAATGGCGTAATGGAGCACAGGCTATATTCATTGACAACTTGCTATCTATTTCAGATGGCGGTAAAAAGTATGATAGTAAGACTATTATGTATGATGATTTCATACGCAAGTTCCGTGACCTTCGTGATGATCTTAAGATACCAATCATTATCTTAGCACACCCGAATGCCAATATGGAGATCGCATGGTCTAAAGATGTAGAGAACTTTGCTGATCAGATTATACTGTTAGCTAACGTGCCGTCAGATGGCATGGATGTTAATGGAGAAAGAGTACAACAGATGCAGTTAGATGGAACTCATGTTATTGCTAAGTTCCAAAAGAATAGACAAGGACTAAGCCCGGTGGCTCACCTTGAATTTAAAGGCGATACACAAACATTTAGACACATAAGATGGGAGATATAATGTGGATACTACCAAAACAATTACACACCTTAGCCTCTGTAGTGGATACAGCGGAATCGGACTCGGACTTAAGAGAGTTCTGCCAAACCTGCGAGAAATCGCTCATGTGGAGATCGAAGCCTTCGCTGTTGCGAACCTGGTGTCGAAGATGGAATCGGAACAAATTCATGCAGCTCCTATATACACGAATGTTAAGACCTTCCCATACGAACGATTTTCTGGATGCGTGGACATTCTATCAGGGGGATTCCCGTGTCAACCGTTTAGTGCAGCAGGAGCTAGAAAGGGAGTTGATGACCCTCGCCACCTCTATCCCTACATCAGCAGAGGAATCAGTAAATGCAAACCTAGAATTGTTTTCCTCGAAAACGTTGAAGGAATCATCTCAAGCAAAACAGCAGACGAAGAGTCAGTTCTCAAGTATGTCCTCGGAGACTTGGAAAGCATGGGTTACCGAGCAACGGCAGGAATATTCTCAGCGGCTGAAGTTGGCGCACCTCACCAAAGAAAAAGAGTCTTCATCATGGGGTACTCCTGCGACAAACGATGCAAACAAAACGCCACATTGCGAAATAAACAGCAATCAAGCAGGATTGACGAGGTCAGTAGGGAGAGCCGAGGCAAATTGGGCTACTCCGAGAGCGAGTGCAACAGACTCGACAAGACCGAATGGGAAGGGAGGAATACCACTAGCACAACAAGCAAAGAGTTGGGCGACTCCGAACACAATGGACACACTACCTGCACGGAGTCCAGAGAAGTTAGCGGAAGCCAAGAAAAAGGGCGGATGCAAGAACTTGAGGGAAGAAGTAATGAACTACCCAACACCGAGAACATCGGATGCGGAGGGCGGTCGAATAGAGACCTTCGTGGAGGACGGAACATTCAAGAGCAAGCGTCACAAAAGCAACCAAACATTCGGGGCGAAGCTGAGGGATGCGGTGGAAAGTTACCCAACACCGACAGCCAGGGATTGGAAGGGTTGCGGGAATGCAACAACTCGAAAGGATGGCAAACACCGGATGGACAACCTAGAAGCTATTGTGAAGTATGGCCCGCAAGACCCAACGAACCACAGTACGAATGGGAAGAACCACGCACTAAACCCAAGTTGGGTAGAGCAGCTAATGGGACTACCAGTAGGGTGGACAGACTTAGACTCTTGGGTAACGGAGTCGTA